AGTTTTATAAAATCATCACTAATTTCTGAAGTTAAATCACTACGATTTAACCAATTAGCAATAGATGTTTTTAATTCTGAATATGTTGATATAGCCATTTTAACCCTTCATATATTTTGGTAATTTAGAATGATTTATAGAAGAATAAGTTAAAGTATCTCCAAAAAATTTTTCTTGTTTTTTATTAAATTTATGTCCTTTAATTGGTAATCCTTTAAAATCATATCTTTTATAATTATACAATTCATTTTTGTTCATATCTTTAACTAATTTATTAGTTTTAGGATCATATTTATTTTTCCAGCTAGTTCTTTTATTACCAACTTTATATACTTTTTTTTTAAGTTGTTTGTTTGCAAATTGTGCTATTTTTTTTGCTATAAATCCATACATTATAAGTTTCCTGACGCTGTTCTAAAATATCTAAACTCATTACTGTTTAGTTTAGTTCTCATTATTTTTCTTTGAATTTCTTTTGGTAAAGCAAACCAATTGTTGCTTCCATTATATTCTTTAGCCCAGATCTGTAGAACAAGAGGTGGAACACTAGCTACACGCTTCATTTCTTTTGATTTAGAAAGCCATCCTTGATCATGATTGTATAAATTTTTATTTCTTTTCAACAAAGGATTTACATCTTGTTGATTATTAATAGTTAGTTTACCATCTGATTCTTGGATATATTTAGTCTTTATTCCATTATCGTAGTCTACAGCTCTGACTTTTCCCATACTATTCTGATAGTTCTGTTACGTATAAATTTACTGATCCTATTACAGCTACTTTTTCGCCTGGCGAAATTTTAAAACATTCAGATGATTTAGACTCTAAAAATATTTTAGAAGTTGTTGCTGTAGGATTTACTCCAAATTCTATATGACAATCAGCATCTGGTATAACTCTAACATATTCAATGTTTTCATTAAAAGCAGATGATTGTGCAGACGAACCAGAAGATGTAACCTTTTGAGTAGTTAAAGGTCTCATTGAGTAATTACTTGAATACATATTTTGTTCTCCTTTTGTTTAGGATATGTTCCTAGAACGTTCCAGGAACATTACCTATTTTAATTATCTTCTAATTACAAATGTTACACCAAGTTTTTTAGCTCCAGTTGATCCACCATCTGTAATCATTTCGATAGATCCACCTTCTTCTACTTGGTTAGCTGCTGTTGGTTCTGATGAATCAATATCACCTGCTGCTGAACCTGAGTTAGCAACTGTGATTCCACCACCAGTAATTGCAGTTCCACCAATTTCAAAACTAATTGCTGCATCTCCACCAGAGATAGCTCCTTGTAGTGCAGTTATAATTTTAATTACTTTTCCACCATCTGGTACTGCTACGTAAGTAGATGATGCTGTTGATACGTCAGCGATTTCGCCATATATAAAATAGTCGTTTAATGTTCTCATTATGTTCCTTAATTGTTCCGATCCTAACCCTCTCTCAGATCTTCAATTGTTTAGAATCTGCTGGGGGAGCAGATTGAAAGGTTACTCCCCCAAACAGTTATATTTATTATGAAGTAGTTAAGTCTGCAACCATTCCAGATGCAGCTTCATTTCTTGACTCAAGAGTAGCTTCTACTAAAAGCTGTCTTTTCTCTGTGTCACCTGTTTTAGCAAGTTCATGCATAGAGAAATCTCTTAAGAACGCAATACCCCAGTAGTTCATGTCTAGTACATAAGCGTCTCTATCTCTAGAGAATCTGTTAGGTACTACTTGTAACTGACCGAAGTCTGAAGCGTAAACGTCTACAGAAGTGTATAATGTAGCGTCTGCACCTGCATCAAATCTAGTAGAATTACCAGTAAATCCTGATAATTTTTGTTTGTTGAATGGGCCCACCATAATCATTGAAGGGTCACCACCAGCATTCCATACTGATTTAATTACAGATTTTAAAGATGCTTCTGTGAAAGCTCTTTGAGTTCCATCAGTTCTTGCAGTATTACCTGCTCCACCTGATGCAGGAGAACCTGCAGATGATAAATCATCATTAGTTGCTACCCATGCTCCAAGAGAACCAAATTTTCTTGCAGTAGATGCGTTTCCAGTAACTTCTGCTTGGTTTCCAGTTAAAGTAGCTTCCATGTCTCTTTTTAACTCTTTAGCTCTTTTAGCAATTTGATAAGCGATTTCAGATGCTCTACCTGCTTTGTCAACTGCTTCTTGAGTACCAGTAATTACCACAGTCTTGTCCATGATTTGGCAAGAGTTAGATAATCTAGTAGTTGCAGTTGATGCATCTAGAGTTGCTTCATCACCTTCGATTACAGCATTTGATGTTGATGCTGATGCTAGTGAGTCAGTTTGCCATTCGTGTAATACAGCAGTAGATTGAGTTTTAGCTGCTGAACTTAGGAATGGAGTGTCTGTAGGAGAGATGCTATAGATAACATCAGAAAGATCTTCTCTTTCTCCTACTGAATCATACGTGTCAAACGTATTAGTTGGTTGTGCCATTGTTTATTTCCTTTGTTGAGATTTAAGATTAATAATGTCAAGGATTGCAGATTGGGCATCACTAATGTTTCCAGTCTTACGTACCTTGCCAATTTTATTTCTTATTAACTCTCTACCAGAACTTGTTGTTGACTTAGCTGTACCTGCTTTGACCACTTTAGGAGCATTAGCTACTTTCTTTTGTACGATAGGTTTTCTATCTTTTAAAGATTGATAGCTCATAGCATCCTTTGCAACCATAAGAAATCTATGATCTGCAAGTGTTCCAATTTCTTGATCATTAAAACCATATTCACGTAATGAATTACGTAAGCTAACTTTAAATGTATCAGCTTTTTTTGGATCACCAAACTCAGGTATTTTTTGTGCTGCTAACTCTTTCTGTGTTTCAAGGAACTCATTATATTGTTTTTGTTGAGCTTCTTTTGCTTTACTTGATATATCTTTTAACTGCTCTTGTTGTTGTCTTAACTGGTAGTCCAGTCTCGCTGCAGCTGTAGGGTCTTCTTCGTAAAGTTTTTGAAGATCTTGACTTCCTTGTTGTTGTCTGACAGTAGCGTCAGCAGTTGCTATTAAGTTGTTCAACTCTGATAAACGAGTTTCATAAGTTTGACGCAAACTACTCTTTTGATCTTCAAGAGATCTTTTCTCTTGACTTAAAGAGTGAGTCTTTTGTCTATAATCTGAGTCTCTAGAATAACCTGCCTTCAGCTCATCGAGGGTGACTTCTAACTCTTGACCTTGTATTTTTACTCGGTGGAGTTCTGGTTCCTCTAATTCTGTTTGTGTTTGTTCTGTACTCTCAGTATTTTCAGTAGTCTCTGCTTCAGTACCTTCAGACTCTGGTTGACTTTCAGCTGCCTGTGTCTCAGGCGACTCTGATGGTTCAGTTTTTTTAACTTCAGTTTCTTGTTGATCCTCTTTTGGATTCAATATTCCTGAAATCTTTTCAGCTGCACCATGTAGGTTTTCGGCTTCTGCCATAACGTTCCTTTCTTGTTGGTTGACGTATTTGACGTTTCGTTAGATTAACGTCTTGTATTTAATTGATCTAACTCTTGTTGAGTTAGTTTTCCACTTGCCATGATACTTTGTAAATGTCCTCTGATTTTGTCTACCATATTGTAGGCTACCCAAAGGTGTTTACGCTTATCATCGTCAGCGAAATTTGTATTAAAAATCTCTTGTTTATAAATTTCTAAGAGATCTTCAAATGCTGTTTTTAGAAGGGGATCGTTCAGGAGCTGTTCTGCTCTCTTGCCCTTCTGTATCTGTTTTGTTTTGTCCATTAAAGAATTGTTTTTGTCCTCTTACTATTTCTTTCATTAAATCACCTGACTTTTGAAGATCAGTTTGTTCTAACATAGATCTTCGTTTTAATTCAAGTTCATCAATTTTAGAACCATATTGTAACTCAAGTTCTTTTATTTTCAACTCAAAATCTAATAGAGCTTCACGCATAGTAGATTCTATTCGTTTAACTTCTGTATTAGCTTTAAGCTGTGCTCTTTGGTTTTCACCTTGAACCTGAGCTAAAGTAACTTTCTCAAATTCAGTTGGTGGTTTAGGAGGAAGTGGTGGCATTTGAGATGCACCCACATCTGGATCCATAAAGAAAGGTTCTACACTATTCATACCTGCATTTTCAACTAATTTCTTTAAAGAATTGTATATATTTCTTAAATTAACCATTGGGCCATAAACATTCTGTTGTAGGTTTATTGCCTGCATTTGACGTTCTAAAATAGCGTTTACCATTATTAATTGTTGTTCTTTAGATCCTGATCCTAGTCCAACATGAACAGTAACATTAACTCTATCTTTCCATTCGTAAGGTCTCATAGGTACATATTTACCTCTGATTCTTACAATCTTTTCTTTATTTTGATACTTACAAACAAGTTCAAATATTTTTAATGCTAAATCTTTTACACCTGTTTCTGCAAAGATTCTAGCTATCAACTCCATTCTCATTTGAGATTGAGTTAAAACTTGATTCATACCTGTAGCAGTTTTATTATTTAAAGAATCTGCATTTAAACCTTGTGAAGTTTTACTTACACCAGTTCTAGTTTCTTTAACTGCATCTAGATAAGCTAACATACCACTAGCTTGTTCTGTAATAGGTTGTGCCTGTATAGGCATCATTACATTTTGTGGTGGTTGTTTAGTTCTTACAATTCCTCCAGGTCTATTAGTTAGGAGATCATCCATAGCTACTTGACCATCTTGAATTGCTACTCTGTTATTATTTGTTAAATACATATTATCTAACATTTGTCTCATAACAGTAGATTTAATTAATTGTATATCTTCTACTAATTCTGCAATAGATCTACCATGAAATCTGTGA